GACAGATAGTATCTGGAAAGCGGCTGCTTACTACTCGCTTGAGAGTAACAATCCCAACTGCCATCTGGCCCCTAAGAGTTTGGTTTTTCGCCTCGAAATAGATGTTCTGAGCGAGACATTCTTTGTCCTGAGCGCTTACAGTAGTAAGAACGGGAACGTAGTTTGGCTCCTTATATGATGCAGGAACTATAGCTTCCGGCGCGGGTTGAGATGCAATCTCCGGAAGATCAATCGGCTGAACGACCGAGTCAGGAACGGTAATATACTTGACGAACCCAAGAAGGATTACAGAAAGGATCGTTGCGTATTTTGCCTGAACCATAATATACCGCCTCGAAACTTGACTTACGGCGTATATATTACGCAGAGATTATGAAGAAATCAACGCATATAGGGTTTAAGCCACGTACGAAAATCTCCAGGAAAATCGCGCGGTTGATAAAGGAAAGGCTCCATAGTAGCGATATGGAACCGCACTTGGAATAAGTCCCCAGCTTCAATCGAGCCGGTTCTATGTAAGAAGTGAGGACCTGCAGGAAAGATAATCATTGTTCCACGCTCTGGATTGAACCCAAAATCGTGCTGGGCAAACTCAAGTTTTCCACCACACACCTCGAAGTCGACATCGAATGGTACATGGTTTTGGTATTCAGAAAGAAAAATAATACCAGTCAAATCACGGTCGCGGGTGCGAACCCATTTGTCTCGGAGATATTCGCTATTGCCACACCGCCAATCATCCTTTACACCCTCGATGTACCACTCGAAAGTAGGACGCTCGAACCCACGATATTCAACGTTGTAATGATCTTCAAATAGCTCAAAAAGATCTTGACACCGAACAAGAATCTCTTTTTCGTACTTTTTGTTGTGGCGGTACGACGGAATCGGGTGACCTTGCTTGTCGGTATCAGGAGTTGTAACGTTTAGAGCATCCACGATGTTTTCGCACATCAGTGGAGAAAGAAAGTTTTGAAATACCAGAAACGGTGATTTTGGTTGCATTAGTAGTCTAAGTTTTCGATTCTGTTGATAGTCTCTGTTCTTAGTAGTTTGATTAGTTCACCAAATGTAATATCAGAACCTTCGAAAATATCAAACAGCTTAGAAACTTCTTCTTGTGTTATGGTTGTATCTGTTTCTACTTTATCGTTGCTAAACTCTTCGGTTAGCATTTCGATCAGTGCTTCATCATCAACTTGATCTTCTTCCTTAATGATGTTTGGATCGATGAGGAAGTTACCTGCTTCGAGTGCATTTTGGCCAATCAAAAATGGCTGATCCATGTTGCTACGATCGTTGAGATTAACCTTAACTTCCTTTAGAGCCTTTTCTGCAATCTTAAGGTTCAGTTGAATAACTGGACGATATACTGTTTCTTCGGAGGACGGAACAGAAATGGCTTGTTGGTCGATCATATGTAATGTGAGGCGATTATCTGTAAGGGGTGGACAGTTGAATGATACCTTACCAGCCTCGCGATGGATTTCAATGTTTTCAGCATGTAGAGAACACAAATCAGCGCCTGTATCAACTTTTCCAACAAGTTCACGTGCAACAGGAAGATCAAGCAACATGACTTTAACTTTGTCGGGGATAACACGACTTTGATCAATCTCTTTGTAACCTTCGCTTACATCGCTTTGCTTTGTAACACTAATTTCACGTGATTGAGTGATTGAACGAACGTCATACGGAAGCATGCGGTATTTGTTATCAAATCCCCAAAGAAAAACAATCCAGTTCTGTAACCCAGATTGTTGCATCCTTTTTATGTTTTCATCATTCTTGCGAACAGCGTAAATCATCATAGCTTTATGACCCTTCTGAATCATGTCTTCGAGCTTATGATTTACACTTCGAATATAACGATATTCAACACCATTTTCACCAACAGCGAAGGTTTCTGGAAAGTCGAAACTACCAGAAACAAATACATGCTTTAGTTCTTTGATGTCGTTATAAGATCCCATGTTATTCCTTTGTCACGTAGAACTTAACTAGCTTCATTACGCTTTACCTTTCATATCACTGTAGAAAGTATTTATGCGTTGTGTGAGCGGTTCAACGAACTCGTCGATCTTTTTCTTGTATACCATAGGCATCATACCTTTTTCGACAGCGATCAGTACAACAATATCATCGATCATGATATCATACATTTCCATGAAGGCAATAGAATATGCTGTACACTGCAAGAAGTAATCATTAACCATATCAACATCTTTATTGTTGTTTGATGTTTTGAAATCAATGATAGATAGCTGACCTTCGTATTCGGCGACACAATCTACAGTGCCTGCTAGTTTAAGAGAATCGCTGTACAATGCAACCTCTTGAGCTAGGATATTATCAATCTTGTTCAACCGGAGTTTGATTTGATTAAATAGCTTGGCATGATCGGCTCGATATCCTTTGGTTGGATTTTCATCATTCTTGAGATAGGCTTCAGCCATTTCGTGTACAGCTGTACCTCGCTCTGCACAACGTTCTGTTTCTCGCTGCGCCTTCTTGTCACCTAGCATATTGCGCCAATTTTCAAGCCAAGGTTTATCACCATGCCCAAGAACTGTGGTTACAGAGGGATATTCGTTGCCTTCAGGAGTAGTGTACCAACGTTGGGTACCTTTCATGCGGCGTGTAAGTTGTACTGGCTCTTTCGGTAAGCCAATAGTATTAAACCGTGTCATAACGGTATTTATTATAGCAGAAACTGGGGGTTAAGGGAACAGTTTACTTCTTCCGACCTTTAGGCCCGGATAGTCGTTTGTTTAGCTTAGTAACCAGCTTTGATACTGATTTCTTTTTGGACTGAGCTGTTTTGCGCTTTAGAAGACCACCTTTTTCGCGCCGAACCTTTTTACCAATGCGCTTCTTTTTAGGATCCTTGCGTGTAGCGCAAGTTTTTGGATCAGAAACAATTTTTCCTTTTTTAGGACCAGATGTGCAACGATACTTCTTGACTACTTTACCACCTTTCTTCGCATATGCGCGCTTCGCCCCTTCCGTAAGAACTTTATTGTCTTCGGTGACGTATACGATTTCACAATCTTCGCAAACAGAGATGTTATACAGTTCTTGTAGAAGTTTCATTGTTGTTCCTTTATCGTGTCTTTGGTTTGCGTGTGCTCATGTGTTTCAAGCGTAGGTTAGCTTTGCGTGTTTGTTTAGACGCTTGAGACTTACGTGTGATAGCTGACTTGCGTAGTCGTAAACCTTTCTTTGCAGCAGCAACTTTCTTACCAACAATCATGCGCTTAGGATTCTTGCGCTGCAAGCATGTTTTTGGATTTGCTACCAAACGACCTTTCTTTTCACCTGTCGTGCAACGAAATTGCTTCTTAATTTGGTTACCTTTACGACGGAATGCTTGAGCAGCCGCGGCTGCTTCTTCGATTACATTTCCGTCTTCGTCAGTGTACACGACTTCACAACCACACTCTTCACAGAGTTCTTCGAGGATAGTTTCGTAAAGTTCTTGAATCAATTTCATTACATTTCTCCTTGGCCTTCACCAGCAGCATCGATTTGTTGGTTGATCCGGTCTAGTTGCTGCATGAGAGCGTTCTTCTTACGTAGTAGTTGTTTCTTGCGAGGATCCTGCTCTTGCTGAACAGCGGCACGGCGGTCACGTGTTAGTTGACGATCAATGCGATCGTCCATACGCGCTTGTTGATCGGGATTATCAACACGCATACGACGCATTACTTGCGAACGCACGTTTGGATCATCGAGGTTCTCGATGTCAGCAACGACTTCTACTAGAAAATTTTTGAACGTCATCATATTAGCGGTCCCTTAGATACTTAAATAGGTAACGAATAAAATCATCCGGATCTAGTTTACCATCGTCATCGGCATCTACCTTAGTTCGATAGATGTCGATGTCTCGACCAGATGTTACACCATCGCGTTTTACTTTTTCTTCTTGTTCGACTGCAGCTTTACCAATATCAATATCAGCCTTTTTGACGTCAATATCGTCATCGTCTGCTGCCATGTCGTGTTTCCATTTTGCTAACTTAGCGAGCTGCTTGGCTTCTTTGTCGTTGTCTTTCTTGTCCTTGTAATATGTTTCCATATCGAGGATTTCTTCTTCCTGTCGGACTTTAGCCATTGCTTCGTCTCGCTCAGCCTTAGCTTTCTCAGCTTCAGCTTTAGCAATTTCTGCTTCCGCTTCGGCGCGCTGAGCGTCTTGTTGTGCTTTGAGAAGATCGATTACTTGCGAAAGAGCAGACATTTCGTCATATTCTTCACCACCTTCGGCGTCCATACCTTCGGCGTCACCTTCACCTTCTAGATCCTCGCCTTCAGCGTCGCCCATGTCTTCACCTTCACCACCTTCGCCTTCTGCTCCGGCTTCACCACCTTCCATATCATCCATGGTTTCGGCATTAGCTTGTGTGGCATCTTCTTCTTGGTCTTCTTCGATCTGAGGCCATTCAACGTCTACGATAGTGAAACGGTCTTTAAGATCAAAAAGGATTTCAGCAATTTCCTTTGAAGATTGAGCTTCGTCGTCTTCACTGTCGCCAAAGATCCCATCTGTATCATCACCGTGTAGAGCACGAGCAAGAGCATCTTCGAAATCATCAGCCTGATCTTTTGCAACTGTTACCTTTACGACGTCACCATTTTCGTCTTCTAGTGCAAAACTTTTTGTTTCCTCTCCATACTTTGCTTTTTCTTCTGCAGCGGACATTTTAGCAAGAACAGCAGCAGGGTCAAAGTTGGAGGTAGCTTCGCGAACCATCTTCAGTGTCATAAAGGAGCCGACTGGTGCTAGTCGTGACCGAACTTTCTTTTCGCGATTCTTCTTTTTCTTGGACTTTTTCTTAGGCATTGCACCAACTGGCGCGCGGAAGCCAGCAATAGAACCTGCAGACGTAGAACCACCAGCTGCAACTTCTTTTAATAGATCTTTCAATAGTGACATATAAGACTATCCTTACGTGGTAATCCTTCTTTTATATTTATTGCGAAGGGGGGTTTGGTAAACAAAAACCCAGCGAGTATACTCACTGGGTTCCGTAAAACGTAAGGTGATTAGAGAACTTCGGTGTTCTCGGGGATAAAAGTTCTCCACTTGAGTTCAGCATCGTTGAGAACAATATAATGCTGATCAAGGAAATCTTCAAACGTATCAGCGCGCTTCATATGCTCCTTTAGGTACTGTGCATAATTTTGATATGCAACGGCTAAAGCTTCGGCTTGATCTTCTGTCAGGCCGCTAACATCTAACGCTTTGATGTTCGACGGAACGGTTGTGGGAATGATAACACGTTCCGTCGTTCCAGATTGCTTCGTGTAGCGAATATTCGCTACATTCCCAACCCGAAGTTTACTCATCTTCGTCAGCAGGGATGTCCAAAGATGCTTCAGCAGAATCAGCTTCAGCAGTTTCGCCAGATTCAGGTGCACCTGCTTCAGCAGCTTCTTCAGCAGCAACGTGCTCACGAATCGCCGTTAGGATTTGCTGCGAAAGCTGTTGAACAGCAGCAGTAAGCTGTGCAGCCTTCTTTTGAGCATCACGCTGATCGGCTGTCCACACATCATATGTTGTAATGGCGTTTTGAATAGCTTCTGGTAGTTCGTCAACTACGTAGCTAACGTCATCAACGATAACTGAACGTGGTTCTACTTCTTGTGTTTGGTCTGTCATTATAATCTCCTATAGGTGGTTAGATGTACTTATATATGTTTTTGTTTTAGGGGCTAATCATCAAATAAATTAAACGCATCGTCTAACCCAAATGATGAATCTTCCCCCGTATCTGCAGTATTTACGTCTTGGCTTGCATCAGCAAAACTCAGTCCTCTGTTTCCTGGCATAAAGGATACTGGGTTGGAAGCATTGTCTTTCTGAACAAAGGTTTCAATGACAGAATCTTCGTCATCAACAATACGAATATTTGATTGCCACTTGAGAGTGATTTGCTTACCAACACCGTTACTTGTTCGAGTTTTGATAAACTGGAACTTGCAAATCTCCTGAGCTTTCATAGTTTCAGTTGCAACGATTGAAATCCACGTATCAGATGTGTTAATTTTACTAATACCACCAGCAACGTGGCTTTGATTAATTTTAAGCTCATCTACAGCACTTCTGTTTTGCTGAGATGCTGTTGCAACAGCCATGTTGTAGTCGTTGCCAATATCTCTAAGTTGTTCAGCCGCACGCTTGTCTTTTTCGAACACATTATCAGCTGAAATCCGTTCATTAGACCCCATAATATCGAGGTAGTCCACGATCAGTACATCAGGAACGTACCCTTGTTTGAGTTCAAATTCTTTCAAGTATGCGCGAATATCTCTAGGTGTTGTACCAGAGTTCATTCGCTTTACAGTGATTTTACCGGACTCTTGGGCTTTCTTTTCGACTGCTTGCACAATCTTTTCTTTTTGAAGCTTCCATATCGCGGTGCTGACACTTGAAATCATTGTGTCATATCGTTGCGCAAGGAGGTCTTCAGATAACTCGAGACTGATATAGAGAACGTTTAATCCAAGCTCGGCTTGATTTAAGCCGTAGTTGGCAAGAGCAACTGATTTACCAACACCTGAGTTGGCAGAAAAGACAAGTAGCTCTTTTCGAGCATGCCCGCCGAACAGGATTTCGTCAACTTGGGACCAGCCAGTTGGTAACCGCTCCGATTCCTTCTCCATTCGTTCTAGACGTTCCCGAACATTTTCAAAGTATTCAAGTCCAATATCGCGGTTCAGCGAAATCGTTACGGCATCCTTGATCAGTTGTTCGACTTCACCATATTTCCCTTGTTCTATAAGTTCAGGGGATTTCAGAATAGCTTTTTCAATCGCGCTTTGTTTACAAAATGCTTCAATCTCGTTTGCGCAATATTCAATTTGATCGCGAGTAATTTCATGCTTACCAAGCTCTATATCTGTTTCAGCTTGAATCTGCTGAGGAGATGGTAAGGAGTTGTAGCTGTCGTAGTATTGTTGAACAAACTTCACCGTGTTGCGTAACTCTGGAGTAAAATAGTCGGGTACGACAATAGATGTGCAGAGTGCAAACGTGTCTGGTGAAGAGATTAAATATTCAAGTAGTAGCTTTTGTTTTTTATCTTCCATGTTTTGTTGTTTCTCCTATAGTGACAATATCTATAAGAGACCGCTTTGTTGTTATCTTATACGACAAAAACAGGAGGATACACGTCTTCAATAATGGTATCAACAGCAGCGTGTTCTGATTGAGTATAAACGAACGAACTGATAGATTCTGCAGCACCAATACCTTCTGGAAAAATAACACGACGCTTAACTTTGTCAACAATATTAAATGGTGACAAGGCGAGAGGTAAGAACATATCAGATGCTGGATAAACAGCATCATCAAAAAAGAAAGAAGCGCCTTCATTAATGATTGCACCTGATG